GAACATCAAGCAATGGAAGGTGAGAAGGATGTTTGGATCTATGCTGGTGACAATAAAGTTCCTTTTGATGCAGAAGGACACTTCAAACAAGATTTCTTAGATCGCTTACAAGCTAGTGTAGATGAAACATACGGAGACTTTGTTGGTTTAGTCAGCGAAATGCGAAGCCTGACACCCGAAGCTGTTATCGCAACACAGGCAACTGTCTATCGTGCAAAACAAGCATTAGATTTAAAACTTGCAGATAAAATCATGACTCGTTCTGAGTTTGAAGGTTATATCGCATCTTTAAGTGAATCTATGGAAGATATTGAACTTCCTTATAAACCTTCTCATGAAGATGATGAAGATAATAATTATCAACCTTTTGATGGTTGCGGTGGTAAAAAGAAAAAAGCCATAACAACATCACCAGAATCACAAAATTTAAAAACGGAGATTGAATCCTTGGAAAACCTAGAAGAACTGATGGCTATGAAAGCCGAGTTTGAAACTACAAAATTACAAATGGCTGAAATGGCTGCTCAGTTAGAACAACTGAATACACTGAAAGCACAAGCCGAAGCTCAGGCTGCACAGTTGGCCTCTGAAAAACTGATGCGTGAAAAAGAAGAAAAACTGCAAGCATTGTCTGCATTTAGCTTTATTGATGATTCACAAAAAGCAGTTTTAGCTGATTTCGCTATGTCAAATAAAGAAATGGGTTCTGCCTTATTTGCTATGTTTGCAAAAGCTAACGAAGCTATTGATATTGCTGCTAATGAAGTTGTTGCAGTTAAAGAAGCCTTTGCTTCTGAACAAGGTGTTGATACTGCTCTGGATGTTCAACCAGAAGCTGAAAAATCAGCACAAGATGTTATTCAAGAACGCATTGCTGCTAAAGCTAAAGCCGCACAAGCTACCAAATAAGTAGCATTTATAAACTACTAAACTAATAAAAATATTCTTAATAAGGAAAACAAAATAAATGTCTACTTTAAAAAAATTTGTTTCTGATGTTGTTGTAGGTAAAGTCGGTTCTTCTGACTTGGGTTACACTACCGAAGAAATTACTGTTACTTACGCTGCTGGTATGGATGTAGGTGCTCTTGTTACCTCTGCTGGTGCTTGGGTTGCTGCTGCTGGTTATGCAACTATCTACGGTGTTATCGTCGATATGAAAGCTAAAAATCTGGATGGTAAATTGACCGCTGGTGCTACCTTCCCTTGTGTAGTTGCTGTTCGTGGCACTACCTTCAAAGAATCTGCTCTGAAATATTCCGATGCTGCAATCAATGCTAACGGTATTGCTGTTCTGGAAGGTAAAGGTAATAAAGTTCAGTAATAGTTTCTAAACAATTTATTAACTTCTTCTAATTAAGAACTCATTCTTGTGGGTTCTTATTCTAAACACTTCTTTTAATCAAATCAATCTTAAATTAATTCTAATAAAGATTTTATCGGAGACTATTAAATGCCTGTATCTCGCAATGGCGATTTTCAAATTCTTGATTACACCGGTCTGTTTGAAGTAACACCTCGTGTAAATAAACTTGTTACCTCTATGGGCTTCCATGCACAGTATTTCGGTTCTACTACTGTAGCACAGATTGAACGTGTTGTTGAAACCACTGACTCAATTGTAGCTAAACAGCGTGGTGGTGAACGTACCTATGCTAGTTCAGAAGTTGCAACTATCAAAAACTTCAATATTCCTTTCTTCCCACTGGATCGTCAGATCTCTCGTCAAGATATTCAGAACTTCCGTGCTTATGGTGATCCTAATGCACCTAAAACTGTTCAACAGGAAGTTGACCGTGTAATGCGCCGTTTACGCCGTTCTCATGCTAACTTGATTGAGAAAGCACTGATCACTGCAATGTTTGGTGCTTCTTATGCACCGGGTGATGCTAACGCAACTTACTCATGGTTCACCGAATGGGGTGTTTCACAGAAAGACGCTGACATCAACTTCACCACTGCAACAGTTAACCCTGCTGATGTGATTGAGAAAGAAGCTCGTAAACATATCATTGCAAATGCTGGTGATAATGCTGACGAATATCGCATCATGGCTCTGTGCTCACCAACTTGGTTCTCTGGTTTTATCAGCCATCCACTGATTGTTGATGCTTACGAAAACTATCCTTCTGACCAAGAACCTCTTCGTCGTCGTCTGGGTGGTGATATGATCAACCGTATCTTCACTCACCAAGGTGTAACTTATGTAGAAGATATCTCTGGTTATGTAACTGCTGGTGATGCTGTAATTTTCCCAGAAGGTATTGAAGGTCTGATTGAAGTTGTTTATGCACCTGCTGACACCTTTGCTGATCTGAATCAACCAGCTTCTGAAGCCTATGTATGGTATAAAGAATCTGATTACCTGCGTGAAGCTAAAGTTGAATCTGAAGCCAGCTTCTTGGTTGTTAACAAACGTCCAGAACTGTTTGTTCAGTCAACTGGTACTTTTGCTTAATAATTTAATCTAAATAGAAGCCTGCCATTGTGTAGGCTTTTATTGTTTCTGGGGTCTGTAATTATAAGACTCTGTAATAAACAAAGAAAGGACTTAATTTTATGACACAAGAATATAAACATTTTCGCCGTAAGTTAGATTTTATTCAATATCTGATTAAAGAGAAAGGTGCGTCGATTGACCTTAACCAAACTATGCGTTGTGGTGGTGCATGGTGGATTGATAATGACGGCACTCAATACAAAGCTATCAACAGCACTGAATTCCTAAAAATGTTAGATGAAAAATATAATCTGAACATTGATTATGAGAAATCATTAGCTCGCGGTTATAAGACTTTTATTATCTTTGATAAAGATTCAACTGAAACAGCAGTTGAAGCAGTAGAAACTCTTGTAGAAGAAACTGAGGAAGAAGTTGTAGGAACTACAGAAGAAACAACAACTCAAGATACCGAAGTTAAAGCTACTAAACGTGGAACTCGTAAAACAACAACAACTAAATAATGGAGTTTTAGTTTATGGCACTTGTAGCCCCATAGGAGGTTTAGATGAAGATCAGTCAAAAAGGTTTAGATTTCCTAAAAGATTATGAAACATTATCATTACAACCATATAGTGATAAGATTGGATTAAAATCAGCACCAATCAAATCTTGGTCTGAAGCCGCTACTATTGGTTATGGGCATTTGATCTTAAACACAGACTGGTCTAAATACAAGACTGGAATAACTAAACAACAAGCAGAAGATTTATTGCATTCGGATTTAGTGGACTTTGAAGCTTGTATTAATAAAGAAGTTAAAAAACAGCAACTTTCTCAAAATGAATATGATGCTTTGGTTATCTTGTGTTTCAATATCGGAATAACACAGTTTAAACAATCTTCTGTTCTTAAAATGTTGAATGGTTTAAAGGGAAATTATCCAACTTTAGAACTAGCTTGGAAAGCATTTAATAAAGATAACGGTAAAGTTTCTAATGGCCTGATTAATCGTAGAGCTTCTGAATGGAACATTTATTCAAAGAATGTTTACAAAAGAATTAACTAGCTTTTATAATTATCCCCTAAAACCATTAATCCTTGAATTTTCTTAATAAATGTGTTATAATTAACAAAGCAAAATAATAATTATAAATGTTGTTATAAATAATCCCGTAACAGGAGTAACTAATGGCTGCAATGACGGTTGCGGAGATAAATACATATATTCGTACAGTTTTAGATTTAACCACAACACAGATTTCAGATGCTAAGTTAAACTTGTTTATTAATAATTGGGTTGCTTACTATTCAGGAATTACAGAACTAAATCAATGGTTGATTACATATAATTCAGCAGTTAGTGCTTTAGAATCTATGATCCTTTCAGTCTCTACTTCTGGTAATGATGCGACAAGACGTCGAGAACAACGTGGGAATGAATCTGTTGAGGTTTATTATCAATCAGGCGGTTTGACTGTTTCATACCAGATGGCACTTGATACAATTTTAGCTAACCCTTCTTTAATTCATCCTTCATTGAAACCTAATGTTCTCAATATTCATGTTGGTGGTGTTTCTAAATCAGAAGTTAATGATATTAAACGTAATTCTGATTCTAAAGGTGCTGCTCTAGGTGCTGGTTGGTTATTTGATGAAGAACATAATCTTTATGGAACTTCTCCAAGTCCAGAAATCTATGATCTGAATATTACAACAACCCGAAACGATGGATTTTCATAGGTGGTTAATTATGATCAAAGCTAGTTTCAATGTAGTAGCAGATATGTCAGGTTTAGATAAGTTTATTAAAGAGTGCATTCAGTTAGAAAAGAAACAAGTTTCTATTGGTTTTGATGATACGAAACATCCAGATGCTGATATGGGAATGGCTGAACTTGCTTGGATTTTAGAAACAGGTAGTGATAAAGCAAACATTCCACCTCGAAACTTCATGGACTCTACCAACTATCAGTTTGGTGTTGATAACATGAAGAAGGCACCTTTAGCAATTAAGAATATCTTGTATAAAGGAATATCCCCAGAAGTTGCTCTTAAGTCTCTAGGTAATGCAGAAAAACGTTTAATGAAAGAAATTATGGAAATTAAACTGTTTACTAATCCAAATAATGCTCCTTCAACAATTAGACGCAAAGGGCGGGATGATGCTTTGGTCGAAACTGGTTTGTTAAAGAAATCAATCAAGGTTTGGGTTGGCCCTAAAGAAGCAGAAAGTGGAGAAGATTAATTATGGCTTTTACACTTTTAAATAACTTTCAATTATTAGATACTGTTGTTTTAACAGGACGTAGAAAAGTCTTTGTTAAAGACGTTAACAGCCCATTCTCAAACGCTGGTGTTTATAGTTACGTTAGTTTCAATATTGAGAATGCCTCTGCACAACCAATTAGTAATAACAATCAACTACTGTTAGCAGATGGTATCAGAGAATACGAAGCATATACAATTTATACCTCTACATTGATGAAATCTTCTGAAGAAACAACAACTGAACTAGCCGACCAAGTTCAATTAGATGGTATTTATGGTCTCAACTGGTTTACTGTTGTTAAATCTAAAAAACATTCTATGACATCTAATGGAAGTCAATATGAGGTGACTGTTGTTAAATATCCAAACGTAACATAAGGAGTTTTGTTTGGCAACTTTAAAGCAACAAACAGATGCTCTTTTAAATAGTTTTGCAAGTTTTATTATAGCAGCAACTGGATTGCCAGTTTATCTTTATGGTCGGGAGTTTACAAGACCCGCTGGTCAATATATTACTCTAAATGTCTTGAGTATTCTTGAGAACGGAACACCAGCTAATGAGATGTATGACCAAGATGGTTTCTATTCTTCTGTTATGAATTATGACGTTAGAATAACCGCTGTTTGTTACAGAGATAATGCTTATGTTCCTTTAATGACCTTGAAGCAACGAATCCAATCTAATTCTAATATGTATGACACATACTTTCCAGATGCAGATTTTGGTTATTTAAACTCAACACAGATCCTAAGATTTGATGCTCCTATTGATAGTGTGACATTTGAAGAACGAGCATCATGTACTTTTGATTTTAACATATCTATTGTTGAAGTTGAAGCAGCTTCTTCTGGAACTATTGAAACTGTCAATATTACTGCAAATGTATTTGACCCTAACTATTCAGACACTAATCCAATTACAGTTGACCCTTCAGTAACTGTTATCCCTCCAAACTAATCTTTATTTACCCATACAATATATCTATTCTCAATAGGAGAACTCTTTGGCTACGTTCCTTCCAGAGGTGGTTGAGGTTCAAGTGAATCTTGCTACTTCACCTACTACCGTCGAAAGTTTTGAAACAC